TGGATGCCGGATTGAGGTCGTGCCGCCGGCGCCTGGCGGTCTTCTTCTGTGGGGATCTGGTCGATCAGTGCGCGGCGCGCTTGAGGATTCGTGGCCATGGTGTTGCCCTCGCTGGGTTGCGTTGGGAGCAAGTCTCATGGCGGCAGCGCCTTTTCCAAAGCCCTACCGGGGGGCTTTCTCCATCTCAAGCAGCCCCATGGCTTCTGCGTAACCCAGGCCCGCCAGCCACTCGGCTACCACCAGGCGCAGCAGCTCGTCGCGCGCTGGACCCAAGTCATCCACCGTGCGCTTGCCTGCAGCGATGTCGTGCCACAGCTTGGCGGGCAGATCGTGCTCCACCCCAGCTTGCGTGCGCATGGTCACATGTGGGCGGCGATCATCGAGGTGAATGACTTGGGCGGGCATGGTCGGCCTTCGTAGCGCCTGTCAGCGCTGGGTCATGGCTTCATACGCTTGAACGACACCCTGGGACTGAGCCAGCTGGCTGCGCAGCTCGTAGCCCATCAGCGGCCAAACTTGCTCGATGGCAGCACAGCGCGCTTCCTTCCGGCCCATTTCTGGATCATGGCGCGCCGGATCAATAGCCCCGTAGTTCACGCCGACCAGCTTCGTGCCGTTGCGCAGCACGATCACGGATAGCGTCACTCGGTCCAGGCCTTCCACCAGAGGAGATCCAGCCAGCGCCTTATCGAGCGTGAAGCTGTATTCAGCGGCGATGTTCGCCTCGACCGCTTCAGGCGTGATGCGCGCAACAGTATTCCCCTTGTCCTGCTGGCTCATGGCCTCGGCGGATTCGCCCGCAGTGGCATGCCCAGCCCCAGCCAGGACTGCTGTGGCCGTAGCCTTGGTGGCTGGCACATTGCGTGGGCAATTGCTGCATGCCTCGTTGGACCCACAAGTGCACCCGGCTACCGCGGCTGTACCCGCGTCCAACAAGGCGTCAATGGCAACTCGGATGCGCGCACCCAACGCTTTTGCATCGTAGAGCTTGATCAACGACTGGTTCGTCAAGGCTTTCATGGCTGCCAGCTCCAAGTTCATGCGGTGGGCGCCCGCCGCGTCGGCCGTGCGGTTGTCGCTACCACCCGAAACCTTCACCGGACCGCAGGAAGATGCCGCGAGTTGCGCATAGAGCTGGGTACCTGCCTTTGCAGCTTCCATGCGCGCCATGCTGGTTTGAATGGAGGCATCGGCGTTCAGCTTGGCCAACTCGGCTTTGTGCGCCTCCAGCGTCAGCACCAGATAGGTAAGCGCGAATACGATGGCCGACAGCACGATGCCTGCCAGGCCTTTGATTTCCTGCGTCAGCGCAGCAAATTGGTAGGTGATGAAGATGGCAGCCAGCAACAGCATGGCTGTGGCGATGAAGTTCAGGCTCAGTACGCGGGGTGGTTTGGTCATGTGTTTCTCCACAGGTGGGGTACGTGCGGTCACTGGGCGGCCTTGGCCAGCGTGACCAGCTGTTGGCGCAGGGCGTTCTGCTCATCCAGCGGCAGGGTGCCGAACTCGGGGTTGTGGTGGATGAAGTGCGCCAGCTCGTCGGTGTTGTCGAACTTGCGCTCCGCCTTGACAGCCTCGTGCTGGTGCTGGTCTGGCTGCACCGTCTCGGGCGCCTTGTCTGCAGCGGTCGCGCTGCGTTTCTTGTTGGCTGTGGCCATGTGTCGTGCTCCGGTAATGAAAAAGGGCTCCACGTTGGGAGCCCTGATTTCATGGCGGTTGCCGCTCATCCACGAACCCTAGCGGGGGGAAGCCTGTTCTGGCTTCGTGGCGTTGGCCACGTTCTGACCCACGTTCTTGAGTGCTGTCACGGTGTGGGGCTCGCTCTTGTCGGTGAGCGCCCCGCCCAGGGTGACCAGATCCGCAGCCACTGCCAGTGGAGTCTCTACTGCCACCCCCACCGCTGCCTTGGTCAGCGATTCAAAGATTCCGAGCATGATCAGCTCCTCTATGCAATCGGCCCGGGCATCATGCCGCCGCCTTGGCGCATCCACTGCTCGTTGCGGCCAGAGGCCTTGCGGCCGAACTCGGCTTCAAATCGACGCAGTGCCAAGATGGCCTTGGCGTCGTTGAACAGGTCGGTGTCGTCACGGCTGTAGGCCCGGTGCAGCATCCAGTCCACCAGGGCCGGGTGCAGTTCCGGCCGAATCTCCGGGCTGTCATCCTCGCTGGCATCGTGCCGCATCGGTTTTAGGGGCAGGTGCTGCACGGTCAGGCGCAGCGTTCCAGCTTCGCTGGGCTTGGGCCAGAAGTACAGGGTGTCCGTGGCCAGGCCGGTGACCAGCAGAGTTGGCTGCCCCTGGTGGCCCTCAAACTGCCAGCCCGGATGCATGGCGTCCATGCGCTCCACGTCCATCATCCCCACGGGCATAGTCCCGGCGAAGGCGCGCTTGATCTGCACGATGCGGCTGCTGATCGCCACCGTCTCGGCGCCTGCCTCGTAGGCCACGGTGCACAACTCGCCAGAGGAGCGCACCAAGAGCTGACCGCGGCGGCAGGCTTCGTCTTGCGCTTCGTTGGCGTACTGCGCCAACAGGACATCCTCACAGAAATACGGCGCGGAGTTGTCCCGCGACTGGGCCCGGTACAGCGCGATCAGTTCTTTGAGGTTCATCGCGCAGCCTTACGATGCCAGCACGGCACGCAGCCACGCAGCCCCGCGGGGGTTGTCATCGCGGTTGACCTGGAACGGGTAGCGCAGGCTTTTCTGGGATTTCAGCTGATTCATGGCCTCGCCCTTGGCGTGGTCCAGATCCTGCTCGTAGCCAGTTTCCTTGGCGCGCGCCAGGCGCTCCACATACTTGCGCTTGACCACGATGGGCTGGTCGCGCTTGAACATTTGGATCACGCCATTGACGGCCACCTGTACGAACTGGTGTTCGTTGTCCTTGCCACCAGACAACACCGTCACCATGACGGGCTCGTTCATGAAGGCCTCCATCTCGGCATCCTTCATATCAGGGATCGGGTTGTCGATGATCTCGGACACCGGGTCTTCGACCACGCCAAACTCCATGGTCTGGCTTGCGCCCAGGTATTCGTTGGTGCTGTCGACGGCAGCTCGCTTGGGGGATGTGGCCATGTCTGTGTTCGCCTTGAAAGGGTTGGGAGAGAACCCCCGAGGCCTCAAGACTTCGGGGGTTCACGGTTGCTTACCGGTTACAGGGCGGTCACACCTGCTTCAGCGACGGCCATCCAGCCTTCGTTGAGCATCGTGCACTCCATGTAGAACTTGGCACCCACGTAGCCGCGCTGGCCCAGGGGGTCGCTCTTGTCCTTCTGGCCGGTCGGGATGTAGGTCGGGTCCAGCGCATCCACGCCGCGCAGCGCCACCTGGCCGTAGGCGTCCTCGCCCACCATGATGAAGGGGTACACGTCCACCTTGGCGGTGCCGGACAGGCCGGTCGCGCCGATGTCAGCACCAGCGGCCACGTAGGGAAGCAGGTCAGGTGAGGTCACGAAGCGGAAGTTCTCGCAGCTGCCCAGCTCATGGGGGGAGATGGGCGTGCGGCTGCCATACTCGGTGACGTGCTTGAAGCCGGCCAAGTCGCGGATGTCGGCCTCGGCATCGGTGTGCACAAAGACCACATAGGCCGCTTCCACAGGCTTGGTCGCAATCTTGGGGCTGGCATCCAGCACACCGGTGATGCGCTTGGCATGGTTGGCCTGCAGGTTGCGGCTGATCTTGCGCAGCAGCGACAAGGTGATCTTGGCGGCCACCGTGGCACGGGTGGAAACACCGCCCGCATAGAACACGTTGGTGCAAGCCTTCAGCACGCCGTAGCGGATCATCTCGCGCACCTGGCCGGTGCGCTCACCCACCTGCTTCTTCATTTCCGCAGGCACGTCATCTTCGTAGGTGTCAGCCACCACGTCGGTCAGCTGGTACAGGCAGCCGTACTGCTTCAGCGTCACCGTGATGTCCTGGGGCACCAGGGTGTCGGCGGTGGGTGTCACACCTTCCGCAAGGATGTGCGCAGCTGCGGTTGCGGCCGGGCGGTTGGCAGTGTTGAAGTTGGTCGCGGCAGCACCGTAAGGCAGGTAGCGACGATGCTTGATCGTCAGGCCACTGTTCTTGGGGATGCCGCGTTGCTGACCGCACAGGCCCAGCACTTCCACTGGGACCGCATGCTTGAGGATGTCACCCTTGAGCGCACCAATACGGGCGGCGGGGGACGCAGAGCTAAATTGGGGCATGGTTTTCTCCTAGTGCCGCGTTCACTTATTTCTTGTTGAACGCAGCCAAAAAGGCTTCTTCTTCGGTGGGCTCTGCCGTGGGGCGTTGCGCCTGGCCGGTGGGCGTTACCGCTTGCTTGAGGCGCTGTTGGCCCTTGGCTTGCTTGGTGGCAGCCTCGGCCTTCGCGGCACCCCACTGCTGGTATTGCCCCAGGACAGCACCCAGTCGGTCGGCGGTGTCCGCCGTTCCGAACTCTTGCTGCACCGACTCAGGCTGCGCGCCCAGCCACAGGTTGAAATCCTGCGACTTCACGGTTTCGCGCCACCCCGTGTGCATGCGATCCATCAGAGCCAGCTCAATGTCCTCCTGCGTCAGCGCGGCCTGGGCAGGCGCAGCGTCCGTGGCCACGGGTTGCTGCTGCTCTGCAGGCGGGGCCTGCTGGGGGATTGGGGCCTGGGGGACCATGGCCTGGATGTACTCCGCAATCTCCGGGAAGTCCTGCTTGAACTGCTCCAACTTGGGGTTGGCCGGTGCGGGCGCGGTTTGCGGCGGCACCTGTTGTGCGGAAGGCTGCTGTGTCATATGGCGCTTGAGATCGCCAATGTGACCATGGGCCTTGCGCAGCTGCAATTCAAGATCACCGACTTTCGCGGCTTGCTCAAACAGTCGTTGCACCTCGCTTTGCTTGAAGCCACCGAACACCACGGGGTCATCAGCTGCAGGCACTGGGGCCTGATCTTGCTGCTGATCACCTGGGGCTGGTGGCTCTTGGCCGCCTGCCCCTGCTGCGGGCAGATCCGTTTCGGCCGCGGCGCCGGCAGGTTCTGCCGTTGCGGGGGCCGATGTGGTTGGCTGCTCGTTGCCGGCAAAGCTCGCCTCAAACGCGGCTTCTTGCTCCAACAGTTCTTGTCCGTCCATGCGCTTGCACTCCTACGTTCTTCAAAGGTGTGTCACGGTCAGTAGCCGCGTGGCTCGACGGTGACGCTGTTTGCTGGGTTTGACTTCTCAGGCAAGGCCAGCAGCTCCTTCCACACAGCGATGCGACCGCGCAGCTCAGCCGTGCGAATGGCATCCAGTGACGCGCTGTCGTTCTTCTCGCGCAACGTCTTGAGCGCTGCTTCGGCCTGTTCGGCCAGTGCCCGCCACGTTGGCGATGTGAAGTCCAGCTGCTGTGTCATGGGTTGCAGTGTTTCGCGTTGCGCAAGAAAGCACGATCCCCAGCCGGGGGAACAAAAACAAAACCCTCCGGGCTTGCGCCGGGAGGGCTGGAAGGTGGGGTGAGTCGATCAGGACCGCACGCCGTCGTCCGCCTGCGTCTCGATGCCGGCCTGCATCCCTACTGCGGGGCTTTCCGGATTGGCCGGCGTCAACGGGTTGGTGTTGGTGGGCACGTCAACCGGTGACACCTCCCCTGCTCCACTGGCCTGGGGCACGATGGGGGCGGCATCCATGTCCTTGGAGCCCGCAGAGCGCAGCAGCGCATCGGCCGTGGTGGCGGTGCCGGGGATCTGCTCGATCACCTGGGCCGTTTGCACCGCGCTGTACTGGGCCTCCACCCGGGCGCCCACAGTCAGCGCCTGGGCACGCTCGGCGTCGGCCTTGGCCTTGATCGCCTGGGCCCCCAGCAACAGGGCCTTGGCCTGCAGCGTCGGGTCCACCGGCGCCTGGGACTGCTGGCGCTTCTCCTGTGACAGCTTGAAGTTCTTGACATCCAGGCGCTGTCCCTTGACCAGTTCCTCGGCCAGCAGCTCGGGGTCCAGGCCGTAGGCGGGGTTGGCCGACACCGTCAGCAAGGTGGTCAGGAACTGCTGCTGGGCATCGCGCTCCACCAGGGCCGACGATGCGCGCACTTCGATCTGGAAGTCCCCCTTGATGCTCTCGTCGTCCGCGTAGGCCATCATCCAGTCGAAGTAGCGCTGGATGTGTGGCCGCGTCATGTAGTCGTCAAAGCGCTTGGCCAGGCGGCGCATCACGCTGGTGGCGTTGTTGTTCTGCATCTGCATTCCACCCAACGTGTTGGGCGCATCGCCGCGGATGCCCTGGAGCATGGCTGGCATGCCCGTGGTGTCCTCGGCCATCTTCAGCGAGAAGTTGATGATGTTCATCAGCTCGATCTGCACGCTGTCCACGGTGAAGGTGGCGAAGGCCTTGGTGACATCGGCCACATCACTGTTGGATTCGGCACGCCAGTGCTTGCCCGGGCGCAAGGTCCAGTCGCCGTCCACCGGCACAATCCCATTGCCCGAAACAATCTGGGGGCTGGCCGACAGGCCACTGTTGTCCATCATGGCGCGCACCGCACCGTTGAGCATGCGCTGCACCGTGCGGATCTGGCGACTGATGCCCATCCCCCAGGGCATGCCAGGTCGGCGCTGCCAGGCCAGCACGTCGTAGGGGAACTCGCCATCCTCCAGCGGGCTCAGGGTCAACTTGATTATGCGGTCATTGATCAGCACCGCCATGGCCGGCAGGCGCTCGTCCTCCAGGTCCTCCACGTCCACGCCCATGGCCTGCAGCTTCTCACGGGTGCAGTGGCCATGGAAGATCCACATTTCGTACTCGTCGTCGTTCGGGATGTAGACGGCCTCCGTGCCCTCGCGGGTGCGGTTGGGCCCTTCCTTGAGGGCCTTGGCGATGGCCTCACGGTCGTAGCTCTCGTCCTTGAGCAGCTCCATCAGCTTGCGCCGGCCGAGGTAGTCGCGCTCCCAGGTGTAGCTGCCGTTGTGGATGTTCTCGCCACAGGCAGGGTCAGGAAAGAAATTCCAGAAGTCGATGCGCTTGCTGGCCGCCCGGATCTCTTCAAGCTTGACCTGCTTGATGATGCCAGTGACCGGGTCTTTGGCCGGCATCCGGACAGTGCGCAGCACAGGGAACGGTCCCTTGAGCACGCCAGAGCCACAGCGTCCGGCGTCCTCGATCAGCTGGCGCACCTCACCGTGCCAGTTCGATTCCACCAGCCGGTCCTCGATCTCCCGCTGCATCTTCTTGGCGGCTTCCTGGGCAGCCTCTACCTGCCGCTCCACAAAGTCCTCCATGGTCTTCTGGTCATAGGCAAAGCCCATGGCTTCGCGCAACTGCTCGATCAGAGCGGGGCTCAGCTTGGGGATGGGCGTGGCCTTGATCTCCCAGGAGCGGTCGTCCGTGGGCAGCAGCATGTCGGCCACCCGGGCGCTTGCCGCATCCACATAGGGCCGGGTGATGTTCAGGAACACCACCGACCGGGTGGGGCCTACCGACTTGGGCGCCGCTCCGATGGACTGCTTGCTGCGGTACAGCTGGTTGCTGGTCTGGAACGCCCGGTTGGCATCATCGATGCCCTGGTAGTGCTCCTCGTCCTCGGTCCACTCAGTCTCAATGCCGGTGCCCATGCGGCCCTGGATGGCTTCGTGGCGCTTGGCCAGCAGCGATGCCAGAAACTCGGCTTGGTGATTCACGGGAGGTTCACCCGCATCGTGGGGCTGCAAGCCCCCTGCTTTGTTAGCGGTTGCTTGCATGTCAGTACCCAATTTCACGGTCTAAGGGCGCCCAGCCACCGCCCATCTTCTGCACGGGGGCCGGTTTGGTGATGGCCTTGCGCTTCATCATCAAGGCGTAGCGGCTTGCGCTCATCAAGTCGTCCAGCTTNNTGCGGTGGTACAGCTTGAACTCCTGAAACCAGTCGCCCAAGTGCGCAAAGACCTTCCAGCGCCCGGTCTGCATGCGGTCCAGCATGTCAATCAGGCCGGCCTCCACACCGTTGGAGCCATCTTCAAACGTGGCGCGGTGCTTGAGCATCTTCAAACCAGCCTTGGCGTACTGCAGCGCCAGCTGCTCGCCAGAGCCCTTGTCGTGCTGCTCGCCGTCATGTGGCCAGGCCGTAGGCACCCAGTCGCCCCAGGGCTTGATGGTGGAAGCATGGATCACAGGGGTGGCGTGGCTCAGCCGGTGCGCCTGGATCACGTAGATGCAGTCGTTGTCCCGGTCCCAGGCCAGCTG